ATTAGACCAAGTATGCCCACCATCATCCGACCAGCGCAACATGGCTTGAGGATAATAGCCTGGAGCTGCTGTATGGATTGTAGTAATTAACACATCGTAGTCAGTACTAATGTCATCGCCAGACTCAGTAACTAAAAAGTCGCCTGCTTCAGTTAATAAGAACCCTGCAACGCCTGTAGTAAGTCCAAATCCTGTCTGCGTAGTTATTACTTCAGCTACATCGTACTCAGGGTACAGATTAAGTCCAACGCCTGTCTCAGCATCGAGCTGCAAGGTATGTTGAGCTGTACGTTTATAGTTATTAGTGCCTTGTGGTAGCGCACGCCATGATCGTAACCATTTTTGAATACCTGTGCCGTCCTTATACACATCTAAGTCTAAAGCGTAAATATTGCCATTTTCAAAGTCACCAACAATAATCTCTTGGTTAAAATTCATCTGACAATTAGAACGGTGGCGAGTATAGTCGCCATTTTTAAAACCTGCACGTTCATGCCATAAGCCTGTAGCCACATCGTAAACCCATGTTTTGCCTACAGTCGGGAATGTCAATACGTAGAAAGAATGGCCTTCTTGCTGGTATGTGTATGCAATTGCATCTGTTAAAACATTATAGTTTTGTATGGCAAATTCAATAGCGTGGGTAGATACGCGTAAGGCGTTATAACCTTGGTTACGGTATACAACACCAAAACCCCTAGCATCTGAGCCTAGCCAAAACAGGCTGTTATCGAGTTTAGCTACAGAGTACGCCGCCAAACAACCGACTTCGTTAAATGCGCCTTGGATAGGTGCTAAAGGAAAGCCTGCAAGCCCTGCATCGTACCAAACTTCAGTAGAGTTTGTACCAAACAACCATACCTCACGATTATTAACCGCTAAAGATAATAGAATGTCAGGCGCGCTTTCAGCGCTAGCAAAATTTAACGGGTCAACGGATGTACCGTCTAATAAGGTCGTAACCCAAACAATTTGAGAGTCTGGTTGGTTAAAGACAAAATAGCCGTCTATGTAACCGACAGTTATAGCGCCTGCAAAATCAGGATCGGTAATTTTTTGAAAAACTTTGGTGGTTTTGTTGTATATAAACCCATCAGGATTACACGCTAGAAATAACTGCGTGCCATTGTCAGCAATAGATACGGGGCCTGTGCCAGTTACAACTCCTATTAACTTAGGAACATAACTAGTGCTTATACCGTAAAACTCATTGCCCGATACTACGAAAGCATCTTCACCACGTGTTTGATTTGCCCATACAGCTCGAATAGGGCCTGTACCAATACTAGCTAATGTTCTAAGCCCTGGCGCTCTATTAAGAAAGCCTGCGTCTTTACTACCTTCAGGTGTTGCTTCAGGAAATAGATTAACCATGCGGTTGTCTGCCGCATTGATCGTCCTAGCTACATACGCTTGGCCTAAAATCGGGGTTTTCATACGTTATGCAACGACGGCTTTAATTACCGCAAAAGCAATCACAATAGCTTCTGATAACGAGCCAGCAGTAATGTTACGCACATTAATACTTGCTGATCCAGCCGCTGATTGGGCGTTAAGCAAATAAGAACCTGCTGTGCCACCGCTAATATGATTCATTACTAAAATATCATTGGCTTCAATTACTGTGTTAGTTAGGGTAAACGATACGGTTGTATCAGCATTTAAACCAGCGTTATTTAACGTAATCTGCCCTGTCGGTTTGTTTAATGTTACGCCTGTTGATTTACTACTAGCCTGAACTATTGTACCGCCCGAACCCGTAGTGTAGCCTTGCTTACCTGCACCTGAAACAACTTGATTACCTGTGGTTGTTAAACTTGTGCCGCCAGCAATACCTATGTTAGGTGTAGTAAGTACAGGCGCGCCAGTACAATTGCTTAAATTACCGCTTGCAGGCGTTCCTAACGCGGGGGTTACTAAAGTAGGGCTAGTTATGGTAGGCGCGTTAAATATTAATGCGTTGGTTATCTGCCTAGTAACATTATCACTTTGAACGATAGGAAACACATCCGTAAGCGCGGCGGCAGTTGCAACTGGCAAACCTGTGATAGCTATATCTGACATACTTTATCCTTAATAATTGCCTGCAAATATATTGTAGCGCTGACGTGTGCCAACAATACTGTACGGCAAAGACATAATATCGTCTGGGTTGTTAATACGTTTTATGTTGCGCTTAGACGCAATCGCAATCCTTGATACTTGTGGGCTTGGCTCAACGCCAAACTCGGCAGCAAACTCACACGCTAAGTTATATTTAAAGGCTCTTAAATAGCCTGGTGGAAACAATATGTTAGTCGCAAGCGTAGCTGGTTGTGTTAACTCCTGAACCGAAATAAAATGCCATTGCAACACTTTAGTTGGTTTAGGGTATATGTACATCTCAATGTTAGGGTACGTCATATTGGTAAATATGACTTGCGGGTAAGTGCTAGTGACTGTCTTAACGGCAATACCATTGTATTGCTGTTGATTAATCATCTTGATACCAAACGAGATACCGTTAGCAGGATCAATAAAGTAAGTTGAATCGTCTAATAGAACAGGTCGATTACCTACAAAGTCACCTGTAGGCCCTAGCGTTCTACTGAGTACATTAGGTGGCCAATTGAATACTTGGTCTTGCGTAGAAAATACTGATAGACGCTCAGTATTCCATGAATCAATCATTTGATTTAAAGCAGCTAAAGCATCTTGCGATGTGGCGGCAGACGGCGATTCACCTTCAGCCAATACTCCTAATAGACGTAGCGCCCCATTAATTTGATCGTTGGCGGTATAAATTGCCATAACTCACCCTTTACTCGATAGTTTTACGACGTCTTTTTACTTCCAATGTATTGACAGGAGCCGCAATCACTTCTTCTTCAGATGGCGTATCGTTAGTATAACGCACCCAGCCATTTTGTTCATCAAATTCTGCTTCTTGTTCCATCGTAGCAACTTTACTACCGTGATCAGGATGTCTTAGATATATAGTCATAGTTAGTTGGGGAACCGAAGTTCCCCATTTAGCATTATAAAACGTGGATAACTGCAAAGTTAAGCACAAAAGCCTCAGACAGCGAACCGCCCGAAAGGTTACGTATTGTAATTACGCAACTTCCAGTAGCTTTGCTAGAAATCCAGCAGTTGTATGCACCAGCGGTAGCACCAGACGCAACGCTTAAAACTATAACGTCTTTTGCGCTGATTGTGCTGTTAGTCAAAGTAAACGAGACGTTTGTGATGTTAGCTAAAGCGGCGCCGTTTAGTGTAATCTGACCAGCAGACTTGTTCAAGGTTACCCCTGTAGACTTGTCTGTCAATTGAGTTACTGTACCGCTTGCTTCTGCGGTGTAGCCCAACTCGCCACCAGCTAATACAAAATTAGATCCGATGATGTCTTGATCTTCAAAAGCAACGCCAATTGGTTTGGTATTAGACGACATAATTTTTCCTTTTAAAATCCCCGCCGAAGCGGGGGATTACATTAAGCAATACGGTAGCAAGTCCAAGTACCTTCGCCTGTTTTACGAGCGCGGAACTGGGCTGAAGTAGCTTCAGATACAACTGCATTGCCAACAATTGTCCAACCTGTGCCAACAACTAGCGTAACATCGTCGGTTGTGGCGTCTGCATTAATAACGATAAAGTCAAACGCAGAGTCTACTTTACTTGCGCTAGAAATATCGGCTTCAAGCAAAGCTACGGTTGGCAGAGTTAAATTGCCAGCAGTACCGTTAAATACAAACAAACCGTTTGCTAATTGAGCTGAAGTTGCAGTTGCGCCAGCAGTTAAAGATGTTGGAGCGCCTTGCACAAACAATAATGCTTCACCGACGTTACCGTCGTTAATTTGATAACCGCCTGCACCATTAGGTAATGCCATAATAATTCTCCTTAAATATTAAAAAAGCCCCCGTTTACACGGGAGCATTTAGGTTTAACCCCACAGACGGCAAGCCATTTGTGGTCGGATTGTGCTGAAACCGTATAGAACGTCAATACGGCAAGGTAAACGGTCATTGTTGATGTCGTACTGACGTACTATACGCATCGAGATACCGTTGTGAACTTGACGTGAAGCCATGTCTACACCTTGTGGTAATAGCAAGTCAGCAGTCGCAAAAGTGATCGCATCTTTGTGATAGATCAAGTTTTGTGGGTAAGCTGTTGCAGATCCACCTAGGAAAGTTAAAGCAGCACCAGCAGCAGGGAACGCATTGATGGTAGCCAATGCGTTAGCAGAGGTGTACATCGCTGGCGATACTGTTAGGGTACCAGTTGTGGTTGAAGAAATGTCTAGGTTAGCAGTTACAACAAACTGTTGTAGTGAACCTGTTGACTGACGAGTCTGTGGGTTAACAGCAAACACGTTAGCAACAGTAAACACATCACCAATTCTGAAAGTTGGTGAACCTGAGCTAAAGCTAATTGCTAATGATGTAGAACCTTCAGTAGATACTGTAGTAGCAACGATTGGTAAAGTTGGAGTTGTACCAGTTGTATGCTGACTGATAGATTGGCTCATGTTGATTTCTTCAAACCCTAATACACCTTCGCCCATCATACCGTTCTTGAATTGGCGGCTGATAGTGTCAGTTGGGTTGAATAAGCCTTTCATACCTTCAACCAAGCCAGCGTTAGCGGCAGGGTTTACAGTAGCATAACGTGGAGACATTACAGCAGCAGCTTCGTTTAATTTCTGTTGAGCTTGTAGCAAGACCAAAGAAGTTGATGGAACTGTGCCTGGTGTACCAACAGACTGATAAATGCTCTTGAAAGAAGTAGCTACGTCAGCATCAATACTTGAGGCTAACTGGCTAATACGAGGTTTTAGAACACGCTCAGCGAAGTCATCTAACTGCATAGTTAATTCAGCAGATGTAAAGTTGACACCGATGTGTTTTTGACTAGCAACAGTCAAAGTTGTGAACTGTTCGTTGTCGTCTTGAACTTGCAAGGCGGCACCGTCAGTTACCAAAGCACGATCTGGTAGACGAATACGGAGTGTGGATCCAATTTTGGCACCTTCAACGGCGAAAGAATCGTCGTATTGGCGGTTTACGTTACGGGTGATTACAAGGTTGTTCTCAAGAATTTCGAGAGCTTTTCTTGTGATCATATCAATCGTTAAGATCGAATTTGACATAATAAAGTCCTTTTATAAAATAGTTAGCGGTTTCTCAATGCTTCGTACTTCTTGATCTGTCGGTTTCGTTCAGCTTCAATCCATTCTGACGTACTCATGTTCTTAATCGAACGAGGATCAGTTGTATCGTATGCTGGCGAGCCAGAACCTCTAGCTGTGACAGGTGCAATCGGTGCAGGAGCGTTTGAAGTCTTTTTTACAGGCGGGTTGTCGCTTAACTTCGCTTCAATCCTCCCTATTTCTTTGGCCTGCATGAAAGGTGATAAGCGAGATATACGTTCAGCTTCTTTTGGATTAGACCCTAGGTAATAAGCCATATCGGGGCCAACATCAGAAGATTGAATCGTCTGAGCCATCACGTCAGTAATTGGTAGCTTGGGGTTATACGCGACTTGTTCAAAGTCATCATACTTCGTCCGAGCTTCTTCTTCTCTGTCGTGGTAAGACTCTAAAAGTTCAGACTGCGCTCTAGCTTGGTCACGTCTAGCGAGTAGTTCTTCTGCCTTACGTTCTGCTAATACTTCAGCATATTCTTCGGGCGAGTTAAACGAATCGACTGACGGGATTTCGGCTGGAATCGCCCTAGTTTGCATTTCTGCGCGCTTGGCGTTCTGATCTCTTTCCCACTTACGTTGTTCTCTTGCAAGTCTTTTTCCAATCGCGGCGTCTAATTCTTCTTGTGTGAAGGTTTTAGATGCTTCAAGTGGCTTTTCTTCCAGCGATGTTACTTCAGTATCAGGAGCTGCTGTTGCTACCTGCTCTGGCGCGGCAGTTGAGTCCGCTAAGACTACTTCTTGTTCTTCAGACATCTTGACTCCTAAGAATCCCTAGCTAACGGCTAGTACGTTTACGGTAATTCTATACTAAAAACTTAATCTGTGTCACTTTTTTGTTACGTCTTGATGATAAAATTAATTGCTAGATACGGGGATAAGTTAGCATTTGTGCCACTTGACCCCGCCGTAGAAATACCTGTGGTAACAGAAACGCCTGTTGTTATTGCTGCGGTAGTTCCACTATGCGTATGTGCTGCACCGCTTGCTTGTGTAGCTTCCGAAGCGCCTGCGCCCCCACCGCTATTATTACCAGCATAGCCTGTAGCGCCGCCTGAACTATTAACACCAATGTAAGTATTTAATAAATGTGTGTGGTCTACATTACCATTACCAGTAGTAAAAGTATGGCTATGCCCTGGATCAGTTACGTTATTAGTTGCGCTATGATTATGGCTTACAAGAACAGCATCGGCAGACCCGCCTGTTGCACCGATAGCATATGTGTCCGCACCGTAAGGCATCCTATTTTTGTAGTTGGGTAAGTTAAAGGTTGTAGTGCCATCGCCGACGCCAAAAGTAGTGCCAATTAATGAAAATAAAGTAGCAAATGTTGTACGCGATAAGGCATCACCATTACAAAGTTTCCAATCTGAAGGAATAACACTTGAAGGCCACATAACAAGACTACCTGTAGGCACAAGGAAAGTACCTAAACCTAAGTTAATCCTTGCGCCTTCGGCTGTTGTAGCACCTGTACCGCCGTTGTAAATACTGACGGGTAAAGACGCAATAGGGAACAAGCTATCGTAAGTGCCGATAAGTACATTGGTCGATGTTTTTAGCACAAATTTACTGTTAGTACCTTCAGGTATCCAGACCTCATTAATTCGCCCTGCTGAATCCAATACAATCGGATTAGGATGGGCGGTCAAGCCCGTACTAGATGTGTAACTTACTAATGGCGTAGTAGTGCCAGCCAAGTAAGTGTAAATTAATCCACCCGCTAACGGAACACCGCTATTGTCAAAAAATTGACTGCCAGCACCAGCAAACGAGGATAGATTAACGGTTGTCATTGTATTAAGCGATCCAAGGTAGCGCAGGAGTTACTACAGGAGGGTTGACTAAGTTAGCCAACTGATTTCCTACAGTTTCTTCTGTTGCGTCTTTATTAACACCATTAGTCCAACACCATCCTAAGACTTGTTCTTGCGTTAAGTCTGCGTAAGGCGTAAATGCGCCTGTTGGCGGTAAAAATGAACAAGTAGAGTAGACAGAGGCGTTGTATGTGCCGTCTGTTCCTGCACAAGTCCAATGTGCTGTAATTACAGTATCAGGATTAGTCTCTGTAGTAGAGCAATCCATTGCTGTAATTGTCCATGTGTATACGTTTGCCATTATTTACTCTCCAAAGTTGCAATTCGTTGTTTTAATTCTTCAATAGTAGTTAAAGCATTTTTTAATGACATTACAACTACAGCTAGAACTGATCTATCGTAATAACCCCAAGGTTTTCCTTCTTCAGGTGTAGGTGCTGCTTCTTCGCCAATTGCTTCACGAACATTTTGTGCATAAAACCCTAATTGTCTGTCTTGTCCAAAAATAGGTGCTTTTTCTTCGTTATAAAACCAATAGCCTGGTTCTAATTTTTGTAACATTGCATCTGTATTAGTTGGAACACCATCTTTTGTTTTCCAAGTTTCATCAGATACAGAAGATATAGTACCATTTGCAGCAAATGTGGCTGCACCAGCACCATATGCAGACATGGTTACTATTCCAGCCGAACTTATTTCTTGTCTACTTACAGCATTAATACGAAAATAAAAAGCACCTCCAGTTGGTGAATCTAAATATAGAGATTTATCTGAACCACCACCACCAGTAAGCCCTATTCTGTTAGCACCACTATTACTTCCACTAAAAGAAATTGAGCCATAAGTAGTATCGGTTGTATTTAAACCCATAACAATTTGATTTGTCATGGTTGATTTAATTACACTAAGTGTATCGCTTGGACTAGTAGTACCTAATCCCAAGTTACCACTAGCGTTAAGTACCATTTGTGTTGTACCAGCATTTCGAAACGTATGAATACCTCCGGGTACATCATAATATAAAGCGGTATCGCCACCCCCGCCAGTAAAACCAGACCTACCAGCATCAGTATTGACTCCGTTAAATGAAATTGCACCATAAGTAGAAGCTGATGCGTTTTGACCAATTAATAGTTGGCTAGTCATTGGTGAAGCAATTACACTAAGTGCTGCACTAGGACTACTAGTACCTATACCGACTAGACCAGCACTAGTAATTCTCATTCTTTCATTAGTTGGAACAGACGTTCCAGCAACACCACCATCACTACCTGTGCAAAATGCCATTGCAAAATTATCAACACTTAAAAAAGTTGCAGATGGTGATTGACCTAAAAAGAATGTTCCAGCGCTAGCATTAAATACTTTTTGTGACAAAGAATAAGTAGCGTTGTTGTTTAATATATCTAACTTAACAGTAGGACTTGATTGCCCTATACCAACCGAACCTGATGTAGTAGCAAAGGTAGCGCCTGTAGTTGTCGCAATTGACAAAGCACTTACTGCTCGACCCGCAGTCAAATTAGCAACAGATACCTGTCTAGTCGTTGCGCTTTGAACAATAGGTAAAACTTCGGTACCCGCAAGTGGGGTTGTTGAGGCGGGTAAAGCTGAAATTTTGACGTCTGGCATTTTTTACTCCAACAAAATAAGCCCGTTATCTTCTTGTACAAGATTATCGCTGGCTTCGGTTATAAGATTTCCTACGGATGCTCCACTATCTCGAGTGCCTGAAAACAAAGTAATAATGCTACCTAAACCGATAGCTACTCCATTACGAATGTCAATTCCAAAACTCATCGAATATTAATTGGTTTGCAATACACATCGCCACTATCAGTAACACGGATAGCACTTACACGCCACGGAGCGCCTGTGCCTGGTGGTACTGTAAATGGGATTGGGGTAAATGCTGGTATTGGTGTGCTAGCAGTAGTAGCTGTAACGCCTTCACCGACTAAAATGTAAGCTGGTGTAGTTGACCATACAACCACACCTTGTGGGCCTGCGCCCCATGTAGCTGTAGAACCTGCTGTGCCTGTATATGCAACAGTACGACCAGGGTAATTGTCATCGGCTAACGGTCTTAAAAGTTCCATTATTATTCCTTATGCTAAAAAGCGTAGCTTATACAGCGTTGATAAATATAACTCGATAATACCATCAATTAAATTCTGCAACGGTGCATCGTCTTTATCGCATACATCGTAACGCACAGATTCAATTTCGGCAAGTTGATTTTCTAAAAATTCAACCACATTTGATGTTTTTTTGGCGGACATAAGGCTAATTGGCCCTACTAAACCATGCCGGCCTTGGTAAGCCTCTGCAAAACTATCGGCTAAATCAATGATATTTTCATAAAATTTCTGTAAAGCCTTATGTTTTGAGTAACTTCTAGTGTTTAAATGCACACTATGCGTCACATCACGGGCTAAAAAGAATAATCCGATAAAATCAGCGGCTTTCATTGTTGCATCCCTTCAGGTGGTAATCCCATTGGTTGTTGTGGAGGTGCCATACCCATTTGTTCAGCAGCCATTTGTTCTTGCATCATTTCGGGGGGCATCTGTTCAGGCATCGGCGCGTTCATTTCAGGCATTTCTCGCCCAGGCATCTCATTAACCAAATCACCGCTAGTAATCATGCCACTAATTGTACCCATCACAATATCTTGGATTTGTTCAGGCGTCATGGACGCTTGAACGGCAGTAAGTCTCTTAGTTTCTGCATCAAACGCTTTAATAGTGGCTTCAAATTCTTTACGTTGGAGATCTTGAGCTTCCATTGATTTATTAACATTTTGTAGCATCCCTTGTAATTGGTCGAGTTCTTGGCCCATTGCTTGAATCTGTTGTTCAGCAGCCTGTAGCTCAGGGGGTTTATCGTCGTCTTGCATTAATTTTGGATCAATTGTCTTGGCAAAGCGTTTTGCCATTTCTTGTGCGCCAGGCCAATCCATATTCTTAACGAACAGATCGCCAGCTACCGACCAAAGTTGCGGATTGCCCTGCAACAGTTGGCTCATCGCATCTAATGACTCTTGGCGCTTAGTCATGTAGCTTGGGCCAGTAGTAACTACTACATCGTATGTACCAACGCTAGGGTTATAGACTTTTTCTATAACCATACCCTGCTCATCAATGATTTTTTTGACGGCTTCAGGTTGCATTGGGTTAATCTTCACCATATCGACTTCACCATCTAAACCTACAATCCTTGCAATGCGCTCGGTATCATAGATTTTAGGGATCATATCGACTAGTTGTCGAGTTACATGGCGAATAGCACGGGATAGATTATCAACGTAGTGATAAGTACCTGTATCGCCTTGTTTCTCTCTTGCCAGGATAGCCCGACCTGAGCGTTCGTTGCTTGTGGCACCTAAGCTCGAGTCGTATTGGCCTGTGGTAGATTTAATGTCATCGGATGCGCCAGCTTTTGCTTGCAATAACCCACTCGATGCCATTGGCGGTTGGGCGCGTTGCGGTAATGGTAATACGCTACCTGCGCCGTCCGTTACATCTGGATTAACTTCTAAATAAGGCCAGTTAGTTGTATTAGCCGTTTTCCAATTCTGTTCATAGCCTTCAAACTGACCGCCGTAACCGATAAACGGTGCTTTCGGTGCCAAGGCTAACATTTCAGCTTCTTGGCTAACCCAATAGTTATACATTCTTTGGGCATCTTTAGCGTTTCGCACTAAGCCTGACACATACAGGCGACCATCAACTTCAAATTCGTTACCAACTACGCGAATAACAGGAATAAACTTGCCTGCCCATTCTCTTTCTTCTAAAACTTCGTAGCCGTTGGTTTTCATCCACATGACTTTTTTAACATCCACCATCCGACTCTTGATTGGCTTTAAGCCCATCATCTTCATCTGCTTATCTTCAGGTGAGCCGTCAAAATGACTCATATTGCCTGGGTACAGATTCAGTTTAGTAGGTGTATGTTTGTAGTAGAAGTATTCAGCAATACGGATTGTATTTTCGTTTATCCATTGGCTAAGTGAGGAGTCGCCTACGCCTTGCGCTAGCATGGATGAGATGGGCGCAGCGTCTGGGAACTCCCTTTCGTATTCATCTTTTTGTATATCTTCAGTAATAAAACAATACTCAGCATCTGACCCGCATGGGTCTTGAATTAATGGATCCATGTAAACACTAAAAGCGTTACGGATTCTGCCAATACGGATGTCTTGATCAAAAGTTTCATCGTTACAATACTCGGTCAAAATACGGATATAACCTTCACCGTAGGTGACTTGATTGTCGCAAGCCGTATCGTATGCTACATCCGCATCAGAGATGTACTCTATATGACGCACCATGCCATCAAAGATCTCAGCAACTTCAACGTCGCCTTTATCATCCGCAGGAATTACCTTCCCAGAGGGTCGGTTTTGACGTTGTTCGTTAGTAACTTGCCTGACGTGTTGAGGCAATTTGTTAATAGTAAGGCAAGGTCTAGCGTTGATGGTCTGCCCTTGAACAGAACCGCGAGTAGCCAATACGTCAGCAGGCCATTGCCATTGATTATCTGGAGAACCAGCCATAAACCTTAGGTCATCTAGCTCATCTTCACGGGATTCGCTATACGCTGACAACGCCGATGTAAAGCGTGAGCGCATCGTAGATAGCTTATCCTTTGGATCTTCATTGGTTGTTGGGTTGCTACCGACGTCGGCTACTTTACCGACAAGGTTCATGTTTGACTGGTCGTATGCCATTATTTTTTCATTTTGCCTGCTGGTTTAGCTGCGCTGCGCTTCGTAGCGTAGGCAATTGCCAGCGCTTGTTTGACAGGTTTACCTGCTTTTACTTCAGCGCGGACATTTTCTCGAAATGCTTTAGGACTAGCTGATTTTTTTAACGGCATGATTATTTCTTCTTTGCAGTTTTAGCTGAATCTTTAAAATCTTTAGCAGTTGGCGCACCTTTTGCCCCCACTTTGCGCATTTTTTCTTTAGATCCTGCTTCTATTCTTGCACGTTTAGCTAGAATATTAGCATATAGTCCAGGTTTAGTTGCCATTTAATTCTCCTTTAGCAGTTCCAATTTTTAAGTGCGGCTTTAGCGCGCGGTGCGTCGCCTTTAGCGTTTTTAACAACTCCTGACATTCTCGCACAAAACGATGCTTTTCTACCAGCATCTGCTTTTGTTTTCGGATTCGGTGCAGGAGCTTTCAAATTACTGTTGTTTTTTGCATTGTACTCGGCTCGCCCTTTGGCGGTCATCCCCGCACCCTTATCAGTTGGGTTATAGTTCTTACCCTTACCCGTGGTTGTGCGTGGTATCGGTTTGCTTTGTTTAGTAGCCATTATGACCCCATCCAAGAGTTAGAGACTGCACCTTGATTCTGGTACGTATTCTTTCGGATTATACCCTTATATTCCCGATGTGCAACAGGAAATGCAAAAGTCAATGCAATAGCGTCGGCTGCGTCAGGTGACGCCAGTCCTCTTGATCTCATGTCTTTCTTCGATTCCAAGAATATGCTCCCCTTGCTATCAGGCTTCATCATGGGCGAGATCAGATCACTTTTTAAATACCGATCCGTAGGCACGCTAGCTGACTTGAGCCATTCCCGCATATCGCCCCACATCTCCGCCCGTTTGTTACCATACATCATACTGTTTTTTGCTTTGTTCCCGAAGTTAACACCTTTGATCTTATAGCGTTGCTCTTTCAGCCGATCCACTACACCAGCTCCTAGCCCACCTTCGTCGATGTTGACTAGCGTTGGCTGATATTCCTCGATAGCCTCGATCACCCGCCCAACTGTTTCCATTGTATCGTCACCTTTGTGCCGCTTGATGGCTATCACATCCCGCCCTTGTCTGACAGCGATGACGGTTGAGTCCGACCCAAACCGTGCAGGGTCAACCCCAATGATGATGGGCGCAGTATTATCCTTGTACTTTTCCCGTTGCATAGCTTC